GTTGATGGCACAGACCTCACAGGCGTAGATCCTGATGGTATGCTTGAGCTGTCTATCTCGGGTGACGTTGGTGATTACTCAAACATTTGGCGCACCATTGACTCCAAGCAGATGCGTGATGAGCGTACCTTGCGCCGTTCAATGGCAGCAGGCGCACGCGCTTTGATTGAAGACATGGAGCGTAAAGGTTTACAGAAAGCAGCTACACATGGCGCATTTTGTACAGCCTTCTCAGGCGCACCTGGCCCTGGCGTAACTCAAACCAAAGTTTGGACTGCCTTAGCAGAATCAGAAGCACGTATGTTTGATGCGCAAATGGCAACATCTTCAGGCACTAGCTCATTCTTGAATGCTCAAACTTGGACAGGTGGTGGCGAGTTCTTAACGAATTCATCAGCTAACTTTGCCAATAGCATTCCTGATGAGGCTTACCGTCAAGGTGAGATTCAACGCCAAATCGCAGGCATTGGACAGGTTAACCGTCACAACAAGCTAATCAACATCGAAGCGGCTGCAGGCTCTTGTACAGTGACCTCGAACCTTAGCTTCCGTCCATTAGCGACTGAACCAGCACCAAACGGCTCTGAGCTATCTGTTGACCATCGCTTTGCTACGATTCCTGTGAGTGATACGACTGACGTTAAGGTAGGTGACAAGTTCACATTCCCAGGCGTTAAAGCGTTGAACATGGGTAACGATAAGCAGGTGCTTGATTACGATCAAACCTTTACCGTTGCACAGGTTAAAGATGGCACAAACCTAGTCATCTCGCCCAAGCCTATCTGGGTTGATGATCCTAACCTTGTTGGTGTTGAAAAGGCTTATGCCAACATTGCTTCTGAAGTGACCTCGGGAACTGCTTTGAACTTCCTGAATACCAACACTACTCGAAGCAATGTTATCATGGCGAATGACGCGCTTGTCTTAGCTTCACAGCCAATCACTGTCGGTAACGACATATTCCAAGGCTTAGACGCTGAGCCATTTGAAGCTGGCCCTATTCGCGGCATGTTAGGTTTTGAATCTAACTTGGTAACTGGATTCACAGGCCGTTACCGTATGGCAATCTGGTACGACTGGGAAGTCGAGAAACCTGAAGCCATTGGTACAATCCTGTTTAATCAATAGAGACTAGGGGGCGAAAGCCTCCTTTTTTACATTATGATTTTATTCAAAAGAAACAAAGATAAAGACGCAGATTATAGCTCTTCATACTGGTGTGCTAAAACTAAGGTGAGAGTGGGCTACGATGTGTTAAACTGTACAGATGATGAGCAGGTCAAGGCTGCTGAAAAAGATGGGTACGTCAAAGACGTAACGGAGCTTTTAAATGTTAGTAAAAACCATAAGAAGCGCAATACTAAGCCCAGCACTAAGAGCAGTGAAGGCGGAGACATCGAGCCTACCAGCTGAAGACGGTGCGTATGAGTATGCCTATGAGGAGTATATTAATATGCTCTCATCATGGGCTTTTTTGGAAAACCTCCAATTAGTTCAATTCCCTCCTACAGACTTAAACAGTCCTGTTGGCAATGCTGACCCTAACTACGAGCTTTGGAATTGTTTAGTTCCTCGCATTGCTGAGTATTTTAATCACATGGTTACTCGTAACCAAGCTATCGAGGCATCAGGTGCTAAGCGCAGGCTGCGTAATCGATCATCAAAGCAAGCGATAATGAATCAACCAAAGAATCAGCCTCGCGGCTCAGGCAATCGCTATTATAACTACCATCATGGAAAGGCAGGCTGTTGCGATGAATAAACCATTTACATTAAACACTTGCTCAGGTGAGCCTAACCCTTATCCATTGCTCCCTAATGTACAGAATGGCGGTGACCTTGTTGTCTTAGAGGGTGCGTCAGGCTATTACACAGTCACTTATGATGATTTTACCCAAGGCTTAAACGAACAGATTAGAGCGTTAACGCTACAAATAAACAGCCTTACCGCTAGAGTGGAGAGCCTAGAAGATGCATAACTGTGACAACAAGTGTGGGCCTTATCCTTACCCACAAACGAACAGAATAGACCCTCAAGCGATTGTTACCTTTTATCAGGGCAATCGTTGGATAGGCATGACTGCGCAAGACTTTGCTACATCTTTAGAGCTTGGCTTACTGAATGCTTTGCCCGACTTTGAGGATGGCGATATTTTAATGGTACAAGCAGGTACGTTGGTATCTAGTGGCGTTCGCTATGACGCTGAGCTTGATGCTATTGTTTATGATGGTCGTATCATTGCTGATGAGTTCGAGACATCAAACGACACTTTCCAAATATCTGAGAGAATAGGCTTGGCTGCATTTGGTACGCAGTTATCTATCAACTCTATATTCGATGACACCAAGTCTATACCTGTATTCACAAAATATGATGAGACAGGTACTTTGGGCATTTTCCAGCAAGTTATCGGCCCAGAGATTCCCTTTATTATCCAACCGCTAGACGATGAAGTTTATACGCAGACCTTATACTCGCCACCTGATACCGTTGGTGGTACAGCAAGTAACGCGATAAGAGGCCGGTATAGGTTTGCAGAGGCAGGCCAAAACGTCAGAATTAAAACGACTGCTACCAACCAAGCAGGGCGTGAGCTTATCTTATTTGGTACAGAGTCTTACCCATATCAGAACTTTGTCACTAAAGCTTATGATGGTACGCCTGAGAGTGAAACCATTGTTGAGTATTCGGGTGCTATTGCGAATGAGCCGGGCTTTCTATATGAGACTATCATAGAAACGTATGACCCTGAGACTAATGGCCCAAGCACTGAGGTTTTAAAGGCTTTAGGTTCACAGGTTAATGGTGAGTTTAGAATCTACCTAGAGATTGATATCCAAGTCCGTAGTGAGGCACAACTGCAGTCCGGTGGTAACGTTATCGGCACAGGCACAGCGCAAGATGCTGAGATTATTGTTACCGATGGCGCAAGCATTACCAACGTTAAAAGCTCAGGCATTAAGTTGTCTGACTTGGTATCTAGTGTTACCGGCGATGGTGTAGATAACACAGACCCCACCAACCCAGTCTTATCCTTTCCTGATGCTGACAATGTTGACGACTCATCAACGGTCAATAAGTTTATTACCCAAGTCGAGAAAGACCAGATAGTTACTAATCAGAGCAATATTAATACGCTGCAAACGGCTGTGACTGATAACACTCAGGACATTACCAACAACACAGCACAGATTAATATTAATAACTTGGCTATCTCTCAGAACGCCACTGACATACAAGGTGTTCGCGACGACTTGCCTAAATTATATGGTCATCAAGGTATAACCTCGGGCAATGAGTTCACCACCACTAGCAACGTTTTCCAACTTGTAGATACTTGGACGCTTAACGTGGACAAGGCTGACGTTTATGACATTGTGACCACTGTACAATGGAATCTAAACGATACCGGCATAGATGCAGAGTTTCGGTTTGATGTGAATGGTGTGACTGTATTAGACGCTGAACAAGAGCCTAAAGATACTTCGAACGTCATCTTTTTAACTACCTTTGGCCTAGTTAACTTGAACCAAGGTGACAATACTATTGAGCTGTTTGCTCGAAAGTCAGTACCAAACGGCGATGTATTAACCATATTCAGCAACGCATACACAGCTAGAATTATTGACGTAATCTCATAGGTGACACATGAAAAAGAAATGTACCAAAAAGAAGTCTATGCCTAAACGCGGCTCAAGGGTTGCCACTAATAAACGGACTCGCAAAAGTAAATGAGACAAAAGCAGTCAATACCACTTCCAACCGGAATAGCAGGCACTCAAGGCTCACAGCAGGCCCAAGAGCTTGTTAGGAATATGATCTATAGCAATGGTGTGCTTAAGCGTAGACCTGTTGTGGATAACTTTGATACGCTTGGAGAGGATAACTTTTGTCGTGGCTTTGGTCTGTTCAGGAATCAAGAGACAGGCGATGAAGAGCTATACGGTGTATTCGGTCAGAAGTTTGTCAGAATCACCATAGCAAACCCCCAAGCAACAAAACCTATAAACGCAGGTGACATTCTAATAGAGGAAATTGGGACGGTCGATGATATTGCTGACGTTAGAATTGTCGCCGATTTCGCTAGAGCTTGCGTTATGGTCGTGGGCGGCCCTGCTTACATTTTTGACGGCAGCGCCCTTCAAGAAATAACCGACCCTAATTACCTCCCAAGTGTTGAGGTGGCTGTTGATGATGGTCGCTTTGTATTCTGTCCTGAAGATGGCTCACCGTTATTCTTCAGCAAGCTTCAAAGCGCGTCAGACATCCAAAAGCGTTTTTTTGATGCTGAGACTAAGCCAGACCCAAACAAGTCTTGTTTTGTACGTAGAGGGCTTCTATACGCTTTGGGTAGTCGCTCTATTGAGGTGCTAGATTATAACCCTCAGACTGACAACTATAGACGGATAAACTCAGACGCTCAGCCTATTGGCTTTGTATCGGCTTTAACTGAATACGCTGACTCATATTGCTTTATCGGCCAGGGTGAGAACGGCGGCTTTGAGGTGTATCTGTATACAACGTTTGCCGAGAAGATTAGTAACGAGACAATCTCGGAGCTGCTTAATCGTGAATATGATGAACGTGAGTTAAGAAACCGAACAGCCACCCACTTTATATGGGAAGGCACAAGCATAGCCGTATTCTCGCTGCCAAGGCATACAATCGTATTTTATGGTACAGGTTGGGCATACTGGCAAACAGGCGTAAGCAATGAAGAGCAAGGTACGTGGCGCGTCAATGATGTGCAGTATTGTTATGGCTTTTATTGGACGGGTGACTTGTTAACCGGGGATTTAGGCAACTTGGTTTATGACTCGAAAGAGTTTGGTGAGCCTGTTGAGGGATTGATTAAAACTTTTGTACAGCTAGACCCTAGCACAGACTTTTTATGCCACCGGATATATTTAACAGGTACTCAAGGCACATCTCCCGAGTCTAGGGTATCGATTAGCGTATCTCAAACAGGTCAGACTTATGGCCCTGAAAGATACCTAAACTTTGGTGAGCTAGGTGACTACGCCAACGAGGTAGCTATAGGGCCACCTGTAGGCACGTTCAGGCGATTCATGGGAATCAAACTTAGATTCTATGGCACGAACACTATAAACGTGGATGGAATCACCTTTGACTAGACGCATACAGCCAAACGAAAGCGTCATTGCAGGTAGCCTTTTTACTGAGGAGACCAGACGCAAAATCAACGACTTACTAGGCATTGTTAATGGCGATACTGCTATTAGCCCGAGCATTGTTGATATTGGTGACACGTCAGAGATTGTTAATCCACAGGAAAACGTCCTATATCGCATAGGCGACACGCTTGTTTATTGGAATGGTACTGAGTGGCGAGTCATCGGAGGCGGTGGCGGTGGTGGTGCTGCAGTGTTATCGGTTAACGGTGACAGTGGCCCATTTGTTACGCTGACCACTGATGACATACCCGAGGGTGATAATAAGTATGTATCGGCACAGCAAAAGCTCAGCCTAAACAATTTAAGCGGCATTAATACAGGTGATGAGACAACCGCATCTATACAAGCAAAGCGACCACTAAAAAGCATAGG